TGAAGCCCAAGATCCGGCAATATGCAGTTACGCAATACCTGTCGTTTATTAGATAGTTTGTACTTGGATAGATCAACATTATGCAAAGCTTCTAAGTCTGGTATTTGAGCAGTCCTTAGATTCTCACCCTTAAACTGCGCTTCTGGTATTTCATAATTAGTCCAAAAGTAATGACGTTGCAGCTCTACTGTTGGCTTGATTAGAACATCATAATAAGGCTTGACATTCTCCACAACGTAAAACCCATCAAAGTGAGTAGATAACAAGATGATCTCTTGATACAACTTCATATCTGGATAAACGGCTTCTGTTCCTCGATATTTAACTTGTATGTTGAATCTGAAACTGCTGTGAGATTGGCATGGAGGACTTGACCAGATGTAATCAAACTCCTGGTAGTGCTTTAGCAGGTATTCATGAGCATCGCCTACGATAACCTCATCATTGGGATACAAGTCTGCATAAACAGCTGCAATATCAGGATCTAACTCAACTGCGGTTATTTGATGCTCATCGCCCCATAAACGTCTATTGCCACCAATACCAGCATAAAGGTTAAGGATTCTCATTGATGACCCCATCCATTACCTTTAAATGATATGCCGAAGTTGCTGTAAATCCTACGCATCTGGATTCCACAACACATTGGCTGATGTTCTTCATGGATTGATTTTTCGATCTCTATTGTTATTTCGCAGCTGACACATTTGTATTCATAGATCGGCATGTTAAACACTCCATTCCTTTGAATAAGTATGTTCCATCTTGCTCGCATCTGACAATTTCATGAGTAGGCGCTTTACTGGCTAGTATTGGCATTAAGTCTTTAACTTTGCCAAACATCAGGTATTCGCCTGCATCCTCGCCTTGACCATTACATCGCATGATGACTATTGGCAGTTTGCCGTTAGCATTTGTTGCAGCTTGTTTGATCCAAGCTAAAGGCTGAAAGTCTGCCCTGGCTTTAACTTCGATGCTGATCGTTGGAATGTTGAGAATGTCCTCACCCTGCCTACCAGCACCGGCAGTATCTGCATACTCCCACCATTGTTTCAAGTAATCGGCTATTACCTTTTGGGTTCTATAACCTCTTGTTTTGCGATGATTAGCCATTGAAAGTCACCAATATAGAAGGAAATGGCGCAGGATTGATTCCCGCACCAAACTTCAAACGACCCTTAATGAATTCTAAATTTGCGTTCGGTAAAACAAATTCGTGGAACCATTTTGTATCAGTTCTTGATGGAAGCAACATAACAACAAGGTCATCATGCAAAGCTGCTTTCTTTACCCAATCATAAATGCCTCTGCCATATGGTGGATTTACCCATGTACGACCAACCCATTGAGCAGACAAACCATTGCGCCTTGATTCGTCTGGATGATCTAATCCAAACCATTCATCGCATAAATGATTGCTTAAACTGGCTGCTGCATCTAATTCAAAATCATGAAAGCCATTAGCCTGTTGCCATAAATCTTTAGGCGTTGCCCAATCGTCTGTTACCGAAACTGGCATATATGGATTAGCCATTGACTGAATGACACTTTTTACAAGTCCATGTGGCATTGAATGGAGCATCGCTGCTTTGAATAGTTGCAAGATGAGCAATAATTACTTCATCGTTGCATAATTGGCAATGAACAGACATTGACATCAAGTTCATCCATTGACCATTGACATTTACTTCTACAAATCCCATCACACACTCCTCAACTTTTGCTTTTCCCATTTTCCTGATGACCCAAGTTTGTACCAAACTGTTGGACAGGCTTGCATTGGTGCCTTGTTGCCAGATGGACAAAAGAATCCACCCCAAGCGCGTCCATTCTTTTCGCCTTCTCTCCATGTCATATCGCCATGTTCACAAGTTTCAGAATTGGCAAGTCCTAATACATCCTGAATAGTTGCAATGGCGTCAGCAGCTGAAACTGCCATAGGTTGATTTGAATCAGCATAGATTGGTTGATTGCTCCAAGGATCGGCTTCTAGTGCCTCCTCTTTTGTTTTAAAACTTGGCACTTGGTTTGCTTTTGCAATGTCAGCAGCCGATAGGCGTTCAACCTTACTCATTTCTTCTCTGCTAGGTCTTTTTCCTTTAGCTGCATAACCGCCGTTTGCAAGCGCCCGACCGATCGCTGAAGTCTCACAGTTCTCCAGAGCTGAAGTCGAATTAACACCGCGATCAGAAACCTTCTCCTCAGCGTATCCGGTGCTGAACGCCACGCTATCTGCGAAAGTTCGATATAAATATGCTTTAACAATGAATCTATCATTTTGAAAACTCTCCAATTCTGTGCTTAGTCTAAAATCGGGAAAATCTTTTATAAACTTTTCCAGTCTAGTTTCGACCGTTTCATAATCTGCTAAATTAAATGCCATCTGGTAATTCGTCCTGTCCCATTAGATAATCGGTTTGCTCTGGTAATGACCATACTGTGCCATCTGCCCAAGTCTGCACGTCAACAGCGCATTGGTTGCAGTAATTCCTGCGTGTCCCCTTGCTTTTTGGGTGATTGCTTAAAACTGTGTAACTAGCTGCTTTCTGTCCTAGTAGCGAATTGACGCCATATCGGACCTTGCAGTAATCGCACCAAACTCCGGGTGCTGATTTAATAACTGTCAAGGTCATTCCAATCAGTTGATGCAATCTGTCCAGCGAGCGCAATGTATGCTGCGCCGTCCTTGTAACTGTCTGCGTGGAGGCTTGTTTCTTGTAAGCGTGAGATTTTGACAAGTGCCATACAGATTGCGACTTCGTGAGGCTCGATGTTTCGTTCAAGATAGGCTGACCAGAGTTTGGCGATTCGAAGGTGATTGAGAGCTGCCAAGCCGTAATCTTTACCGCGGTCTTGGATGAGGTCTTTTGCTTCGTCAAGGATGTCATCAGCGCGCATTAACACTCACACGCTGACTGTTCTTGCCTACTACTAAACCTTCGCGCTTGCCCTCGTTAAAGCCCTGCGCCCAGCCGACCACATACCACAAAGCATTAGCAGCTAGTAATAAAACGATTATTGGTACTTGTAGATCCATTTGTTTGCTCCCGTCCTTGTAACCATTGTTGGCTACAGGATTACGGTCTCACATTTAGCAGACAATTTCACGTTTCTTAGATAACGAAACGGTAACGATTTATCTCGCCCTGCCGTAGGACTTTCCAGCAACTATGAAAGTGCCATCCTTTTCGATGTTAATAATATCCACTTGGACTTTGTTCTTGTTCACATACATGATGGCAAAGGCTTGCTGCCAATTCGCCACGCCTTTTGTATAAGCAGCCTGCTTGAAGTCCATCAAATTGCCCACTTCAACACCATGCAGAACACGACCTATGCGCCCTCCAGAAGCCTCTGAGAAGGCTGAACGCCCTGCTCTGTGAGTATGTCCTGAGATCACATTCTTGCCGTGCCTACGGGCTGCTTCAAGGGCTGATAAGCCCCCTAGTGGCTTTATTGGTGTGTGATCGCCATGGACTGCAATCCAGCCAGGCGCAACAGGCATAGGGTTTTTGTGAAAGGTAATACCCAATTCATCAAACTTCATAAACTTCTCAAAGCGCAATTCAGGCAAAGCCCCAAAAGCAGGCACTTTAGCCATGATGATGTTGTATAGGCGGTCTGTGTGATTTGACCTTATGCAGTCAGTAACGCCCAATTCCCAGAGCAGCTGGACAGCCTCGTTACGATCATCATCGAGCGTTTGAGCATAACTGCCCATGCGCCCCTCTTCCCATTTACTTATCTGGGGAAGGTCAATCTCATCGCCAATAGTTACTACTTGATCGGGCTTAAACTTCTGAATAAAACTAGCAAGGTTACGAGTGACAACCCTGTCATGGTAAGGGACTTGTAAATCCGAGACTATGACAATGCGTTTAATCGTCATCCTCATCGTCCTCGTAATCACCAAAACGTTCTGGCTCTATAGGATCTGGCAAGATCCAAGCAGGGTAAGCAGAACGCTCTACAATAATGCCAAGCACCGTTTCTTCATCAAAACCTGCTCGCTTAAGACTTTGAGCAAACTCATACATGCCAATACAATACGCATCTAATGCTGAGTAATCTTGCTCAACAAGTTCTTTAGTCGCTTTTCTTGCCATGTGTATAAGTGTCCCTTACTTTTTGAGAAGTTCCATCATTTGCTCTTGGCGTGTCTCTATTCTTGCCAATCGGTCTGCAAGAGATGATCCACCATTCGGTGTAAGAGTCCACAACCAGCCGCGAACCAGATAACGCAAACCGCCAACAACAATACCAAGCGTCGAGGCAATGGCAAGGACGAGCCCTGCCCAATCATTTGCGGTCACTCCGTTCTGCCATATTCTTTGCGATTCTTGTCAGCCCATGCTGCAACTGGTGCGGTAATGCCAGCAATTAAGATTGCGTACTCTGGTGCAAAATCCATTGCCAAAGCCAAAGCAGCTGCGATTGCAGATGCGCCAACTCCTACCAGGTAATCCTTAAAAGCAGCCTTAAACTTTGGTGACTTAAAGCGCTTGATTAATTCCTTCATTTACTGCCTCCTAGTAATGGGATGTTAAAAAACTTTTGATCTTCATCGCCAGCCTTTGTAAAACTAATGTGAATGTGCTTTGTGTGCGGGTTGATTCCACGATATTTGACCCAGCGCCAGAGGCTTCGAGCGCTCGCAATCTTGCCGTTAAATATGACATATGCAATGCGCTTATCTGTTCTGGCTGCAATTCGAATCTGGTCGGCAACGTAAGCAGCTGTATTGGCTTGTCGGTTGAAATCAGCATCGAGATCGAGAGCCCTGACATACCCTGTACCAGGGTCAGGGTTGTGATTGCTGTTTGTGGCTTGATGCCGTAAGTCTCCGATTGTCCCGTCAGAATCACGCTGTCGATCTGGATAAGAATCGTCTGCCTGCTCTCTGAGTTGGATAACCGACTTACTTAGTCTTGGCTTTGACATTCGTTTCTGCCTGAACAGGAAAGAAACCAGCGCCATCAATACCTTCTGGATACTTCCATCCATCTGTGTATTCGATGTACATATCTGGATTGGCTTCTAGGACTTCATCCTCAACACCGACAACGATATTAACAACTTTGTTGTTTTCAATGACCGCGAATAATCTCATAGCCAATACTCCACATCGATTGAACCGTTTCCACCTGTACCGCCTGCGTTTGCGCCACCATTAACACCATTTTGTCCGCCATTGACTGCTGATAATGATGGAGTGCCTGCTGCTCCAGGACCGCCAATGTTCCCAGTTGAACCTGCGCCACCTGTTGCAGTAGTTGCTCCAGTAAATGTTGTATTGCCACCTGCCCCAGCAGCTCCACCACCTCCTGATCCACCTGTACCGCCTGCTCCGATTGCATAAGAAATAGATGCACCTGGAGTAGTTGCTAAAGTCGATGAAACAATCTGACCGCCACCGCCATTGCCACCTAACATCGCATTTGAGTTTGGCGCGCCTCCGCCACCGCCACCCGCCCCGCGAAGTGTGACATTAACGTAAGTGACTCCAGCAGGTACTGTCCATGTAGTGCCTGAAGTGAGTGTAAGTAGAAAACGAGTTTTAGCAACTGGTGTAGGTACGATTGCGATTCCCATTAGGCTATTGTCACCCCAGTCACATGAAAACTAACTGTAGCTGCTGAGGCTCCGCCTCTAAACACCTGAGTAGTCAGTAGCGGTTGCTTTAGATCAATAAAGATTGTTGAGTTTGCCGGGATTGCAGTTGTTGTAAATAATGAAATTGGAGCGCCTGATGCTCCTAAAGAGAATGTAAATGTAGCTGCTGTTGCTGCTGTGTTAGTAACCGCGATGTTTGTAACGATTGCGGTCGTTGAAGCAGGTACTGTGTAAAGGACTGTAGTGACTGTCGTAGTCGCTGCGCCCCTAAAAAAAACTGCGGGTGTTGTTGCCATGCTTAGTATGCTCCCATCAGGATTTCTAATTCAATGTCATTGACTGTTGTGTCTATTGCGTTGCCGAGTGTTCTCATGGCTAAAGCACCATACTTTACATAAGATGTATCGTCTGGTTCAGTCCAGCCATAATTGGGTGATGTTGCCACTAATTCTCCTAGTTATCGTAGTTGTACCATTGTACCGCAGCCCCGACCCCATTCCATTGAAGGGCAGCATTTACTTCTGACCATCTAGTAGGGGATAGGCTGTAGGCTGCATCGCTTGACTGGATTGTAAGTGATGCCTGAAGCCGAGTTATATTAAAT